AACAGAATACACCACCATCTCGCGATTGTCGCGCTTTACCTTGCCCGCCTCATACCCTGTCGCGGTAATCGCCAGCACCCTACCGTCAGGCATCCTGCCCTCAACGTAGTCACCGCTAAGAGGTTTCGCGCCAGCAGCTATCGCCGCCTGCTCTAACGCCGCCACACCCCGCAGCGTCACCTCCACCTCATGCTCTATCGACGGATCGCATTTATCTATCGCCGCGTTAAGCTTGTCCATCTGCTGCTCAAACCGATCACGCAGTTCGCCACCAACCAACCACACCAGCCGGTCTACACCCCATCGCCCCTCAACCTCCGACACGACATCGTCATACCTATGCAACGCGTCCTGCATCCGCCGCATTGCTGGCTGAGTAGGCTGATAGTAAACCTTACTAGGTTTTGGCCTCGGCCTCGCTGTCTTTTCAGTCGCCATTATCTTACCCCTTTCCCTGTCTGTCCGTCCGTCCGGATAGTGTCCGTCCGGTTCCCTAAGGGAAACCGGACAGGACGGACACGTCCGCAAAACACCGGACATGTCCGGCGGACACCGGACATTTCTTGATAACTATTTGTTTTCATTGATTACCCAAGCCGTATGTTTGTCCGACCCCACAATTCTGGCCTCAATTAACGAATGACGTGCCTCTTGCGCCCTTCTGCGGTCTAAATCCGGACATTTTGCCCTATGTTCTTCGCTCCAAATTGTCATCGCAACGCGGTCAATTGAACGATCTATCATCGCATTTCTCAGCGCCTCAAGGGCGAGCTGCTGGTTAGCTGTCAGCCCCTTTGACCGCTTCTTCTTAGGTACGGCATCGCCATCGACACGCTCAAGCACAACGGACGTGCCGGATATCATAGCCACCTCGGTCATACGAAACGCCTGATCGTCTACTGGGGTTGCGTCCTTTTGCTTTTCTACCCTGATCGTCACATATTCCTCATCCTTTGTGACAACTAGCGACGTATCAACCGCCCCTAACAGGGCTGACGACCCGCGCATGCCGTTTGCTACGTTCTTGCCTGAGTGGTGAACGCCGACAAACGCACACTTGCAATGCGATTTAATACTGTCGGCGGCTGCCACCCACAAACCCATTTCTTGGCTGGAATTTTCATCTGCCCCGACAAGCGATCTGGCGACGGTGTCGCAAAAGGCAATCGACCATCCCGACCCAGCCTTATCAATAGACCGCATCAGCTTTTCGACTTCCGACTGATCCCTGAAGTTAACCGCGATTGGCAGGACGTGCAGATTGTCGTTAGTGCGGATGCCCTTGTGCTGTTCCCACGCAGACAGCCTTTTCCCTATGCCAGCCAAGCCCTCGCCAACGATATATAACACTTTCCCCATCTTGGTCGGCATACCCTGCCACTCAACGCCGTTTGCGATAGACAGCGCCATATCTAGCGCGATAAACGACTTACCGGCCCCCGGTGCGCCGTAAAGCACGGTCAGGCCATTCTCGGTTATGATTCCGTCGTCACCCTCACCGATAGCCCACTCGATGGGTGGCATATTGCGGATGTAGTCAGCGCCGACAAACTCAAAATAGTCTAGGCCGTCATTATTATCGTTGTTATAATCCTCCGCCTCAACCTCAACCACCGGAGCCTCAGCCACAACCACGGCAGCCTTCACCGCTGCCGTCAAATCTTCTAAGCCCTTGCCGCCGTCGAGCCAGTCAACGATATCGCCCTTGGCCGGTAGTCCGTCCAGCTCCACCCGCTTGATCTGCTTGGCCACGCCAAACAGGTTGCCGATCACGATATCCGCATGTTCACGCCCCGCATCGTCATTGTCAGCAAGCACCACGACATTGCGGCCAACGAAATACTGGTTGAGTACCGCCTGCCACTTCTTAGCCCCGCCGTGGCTGGTAGTAGACAAAAGGCCTAAAGTAGCTACTTTTTCCGCCGCCTTCTCGCCTTCAACGATGAATATAGGCTCGTCTGGACGCGCTAGGATTTTATGCAGATTATACGGTAACGCCTCGACGCCATCCATATTAAATAGCCAGCCGCCCTTACCGTCAGGGCGACACTGCCTAAACGTCTTCGGCTCAAAACGGCGCACCTGATAGCGCACCTCACCCTGATCGTCGATATAATCATAAACCGCTGACATAAACCGCGCTGGCTGTAACGACTGCTGCGCCTGACGCTGTATGCCGAATTTTCTTTCTAATATCTCAGGGATGTTGCTGGCGATTGTGGCACCCTCGTTCATCCGAACCAAGTCCACACAGCCCCCGCCCTCGTTGGTCTCAAAGTCAAACCAAGTGCCTTTGCCCAGATGCACCTCGCGCGAACCGCGATTGCCAAAGCGGAGCGTCCGGCCTTTCTGCGAAAGCTTCATATTGGGTTCACCCCAATAGTGCCTCGCTATTTGCTCGATGTGAGCCGATATATTTGTCATAACTAAACCCCTTCCTGCCCCTTTATCCCTTTGCAAAAGCGGCCACGGCGGCTAGGGAAAGGGAGGGAAACCCTAACCGCCGTGACCTACTGCGCTAGAACAGGTCGCTGCCCGCTGGTGGAGCCGCCGAGGTGGCAACGGCTGCCATTGCAGGCGCAGACACTGTCGGCGCAGGTTCTTGCGGCGCTGCTGCGCCGTCTAGGGTCGCTGGACGGTCAACCCAACCGGAGATAACCATCACCGGCTTCTTGAAGGTCAGTTCACCGTTTGGCGTGTTCACCTTGTAACGCTCAGAGCCGGTAAACTCTACCACCGGCACCTTGCCCGCATTGTCGGCCTTCTGAGCCTCAAACGCATTGTGTAGGTCATTAAACGGCACAGTCATAGTCTTTGCACCGCTGGACAGCTCACGCAGCCCCAGCTCCTTATTGCAGAGTTTTACCTGAAACCCCTGATTGTGGTCAGGGCTTGGACGTGCAGGCATTGGCTCACCAATGTTGACCAGATGAAAGTCTGGCGCACCACCAACAAAGCCGAGCCAGCCGACTTTGATGTTCTCCAAATCCATCGCAACCTTGACCGGATACTCCAGCTCGGATTCATCCTTCACCCAAGTGCCGCCCTCATCTTGGTGGCGATCCACCTTAATGATGTAACCACCACGCGTGTCATACTTTAAAATCGGCACGATTGTTGAACCGTCACCGCCATTTTCATTCACAAAACCTAAAGCCATTTTACGTTTCCTTTTTCGTTTTCAGCTTTTCAAAATTGGCTCACAACCGTGAACCCACTAATCGGGTAATAGGCACAAACGTCACGATCCGCCGGATCGCCTCGGTCTGACCTCCCACCCATCTTGACCTCGAACTCACTGGCAAAATTTATTCGCACCAGTGCGTCGCGGTAAAGCACGATAAAATACGACGGCAATCCGGTGCAAGCGGAAATGTCATGCGCCCTGATAACCTTGTGCAGGTTAATCATTGCCGTAGGGTACTTATTCATCTCAAATGTGCGTGCCTTTATCTCGGCAAACGCTACAATTTTTTCTTCAAAATCGTCGGTTATAGCCACGTCTAGGCCAAAGCTCATTGGCAGCTTGTCGAGGCTGTAGCCTTTCTCTGCCAGCAACTCAGCCACACGCTGTTCGTTGTTGCGGTCGGCTTGTGTCTCATACATTGGCCGGGTCATAAACTAACCCCGACGCGCTTCTTAGCTAACCTGCTCCACAAGTCTGGCATTGGCCTTAGCATCTCATTTTCCATTATCCAGCAGGGGCCGTGTGATAAATCTACCTCGAAAGAATTTTTAGAAAAATCAACCGCTGCTGCCCAGCCCCGCACATTCATAACGCTGTCATTTTCTGTTGATGAGACTAATACGCAAACCATAGATTTGAACGCACTCTTGCTCTTAAATAGCATCCTGCCGTTTTTGTGAAAGGTTGACTTTACGTCGATGTTGACGCCACCGCACCACATATCCGCGCCATCATCAATGCCTAACGCGCTAGGCTCATAGTCAAGCTGCAACAGAGACGCGACTGCAAACTCAGCCCGGACGCCTAAATAGTCGATGTCATTATCAGACCTGCTACCATCTTTGCGCTGATTACCGACACCTGACATGCGTGCCAATTGCCAGCGACCAGTGGCAGCCTGTCGGCACTTTGATAAATCCCTTGGCGGTATTTGAACCAGCATCACATCACCGCCAGATGCTCACGCAGCACCATCTCAAACGTCTCCCAGTCCAGCGTAGCCGTGTAGCGCCAGTCGTATGTCTCAGCTATGTCTTGCGCCACGCTGGAGTTGCCTAGCACCACTAGCGCCTGAATCGGTATCCGCACCTGCGTCTGCTGACGATCCAGCTTATAGATTAAACACGGCAGGGCGTCATTAGTATTGGCCGCAGACTTAGCCGCCGTCACTATCTGATCCCACCAATCATTGCTAGGCGAAACTTTTGCATATCTTTTGCACTCAATTAAAAACGGAAACGGCTTGTTATCCGCTGGCTCCAGATCGCTCAGGTTCTTTTCCTGA